ATTATATACCTGACGAACTCGAAGACGAAAGGATGTTTCTTTGCGTTAGTCAAGGGCTACCAAGATATTGTTAAACTTAATATTATAAAATTATGCCAATCGTAAAAAAGAATGACGTTCTACCTGAACGTCCTGTTATTATTGTACTTTATGGAGTACCGGGAAGTGGGAAAACAAGTGTTGCTACAACAGCCGATACCCCCTTATTGATTGATTGCGACAGAGGTGCAGACCGAGCAGTACAGCGTTGTGATACTATAATGGCTAAAAACTGGAAAGACATAGATAGTGAGCGGGAAGCAATGAAAGAGTATAAAACAATTATAGTTGATACAGCCAAGTCTATGCTTGACGATTATTTGAGCCAATATGCCATTGAAAACAACTATAAGTTAAAAACAAATTCTTTAAAACGTTTCGGACAGATGGGCGAAGATTTTAAAGAGTTCGTCAATTTTCTTCGTTCAAATGGCTCTGATATTATATTTATCTGCCATGATAAAGAAACTGCGGATGGTGATGTGATAAAGCACTCTCCGGATTGTACCGGACAATCTAAAGACCTTCTTGTTAGAATTGCAGACCAAGTGGGATATGTATTTATCCAAAATGGAAAACGCTGTATGTCTTTTGCTCCGTTAGATAATTTTGTAGGGAAAAATGTTGCCGGGCTTGAAACTGTTACTATTCCTGATTATGGCACAACCCAATTTGATACTTGCATGTCTGACATTGTTTCAAAAGTCAAAATATCTATTCAAGGAAAAGGAGAAGCACAAGCAAAAGCCAACGAGCAGCTTGCAGCAATACGAGAGCAACTTGCGGCTGCAATGACTGATGAAGATATTATCTCATTGATGGAAGCAACCAAGACACTGCCTAAAATCATGCAATTACCGTTCTTCTCTGAAATGCAAAAAAATCTTGCTACAAAAGGATACGCATTCGACAAGGACAAAAAAATGTTTATTAAAGCATGAAAGAAGAGGAGGAAGTTTGGAAAGATGTAGTTGGGTTTGAAGGGCTTTACAAAGTATCAAACCTTGGTAGAGTAAAATCATTGGATAGGTGGTTGGTTTATAAAGATGGTAGAAGACGATTTTATAAAGGTCGCGTTCTTAATCCTGTAATTGATACACATGGATATGAGACCTTTCAATTAGGTAGGAAGAAACATGCTAAAACACATCGTTTAGTAGCATTGCAATTTGTTCACAATCCTAATCCATCCGAGTATAATGTCATCAACCATAAAGATGAGAACAAAAGAAATAATAAATATTCAAACCTTGAATGGTGTACTCAAAAATATAACATGAAATATGGCAATATACACCAAAAGAATAGAAACGCAACAAGTATTCCTATTATACAGATAGACGGTAACGGAATAGCAGTTAATAGGTTTAGCTCTTTACGTGAAGCAGAAAGATATGGTTTGAACAAGCGTGATGTTTGGAGGTCTCTAAAGCATGGAACAAAATATAAGGGATTCAGATATGAATATGAATAATAAACTTCCTCTTATTAGGGTAACACAACTGGAAGCATTTCGAAAATACATAGAGCAAAGCGATTACGCCAGTTATGAGATAACAGAGCAGTCTGTTATTGACAGTATAACTGGTGTTTTCACTGGAAATTTCTATACGAAAATCGGGAAGGCTTTCCATAAAATTATAGAAGAGGGTGCGCCGAAATGCGAAAAGGTTGACGCTGGGGAACGCACCTTTCTATATTACGGTAAAGAACAAAAAGAACCTGTACCTTGCGGAAGGTCATTTGATATAGAAGGCGATAAAGTTATTATGGATATTCCGCAATGTAAAACCGCACTTGCTTACCGAGGCGAATATCCGAATGCCTTCCATGAGATACGGTTATATAAGGATTTTGGAGATGCTATTATAACAGGATGTGCCGATATGATAGATGGTATAGAAATAAGAGATATTAAAACCAAATATTCTCATCCCACTGATGCCGATTACATAAATTCTTGCCAATGGAAATTTTATCTCCAATTATTCAATGCAGATATATTTCATTTTGATTTGTTCATATTTGAAGGATATGATAAAGAAAAGCATGGATATGATGTCAGAGGTATTCCGTTGAAACGTTATGGTCCTGCAATAACATGCTATCGCTACGATGGTATGGAGCAGGATAATTATAATCTGCTTCGCTCCTTTCTTGAATGGGCTGAATACAGAGATTTGACCAAGTATTTACTTAAAGAAACAATAGAATAGTATTATGATTTTAACAGGAAGTATTTGTCTTAGTGACATTCCCCGTGAGCAAATGAAGAAAGTAATCTGCAAAGACGGGAAAGAGAGAATTTATTTAAATGTGGCGGTTATCGAACGCAAGGAACCTTCACAGTTTGGGCATACCCATTTTATTACTTGTGCCCCAAAACAAGAAGAACGCAAAGAAGGCATACAGTATATTTTTGGAGATTTCAAGGAATATAAGCCCGTTCAGAGCAGCCCCACACCGGAACAGATTGCGGAAGTTCCGGGATTATCCCCGCAAGATGATTTGCCGTTCTAAAATATTATGCAATACGACCTATCCAACCCACTCCACAAAGAGCAGTTCAAAATACGATGTAACTATCTCTTCTCAAAGGGTTGCATTGTGGAACTGACGGAAAAGAAGCCTAAGAGGACAACGCAGCAGAACAAATACCTGCACACCCTTTTAGGCTTCTTCGCTTGTGAGACGGGGAACACGCTGGAATACGTAAAACAGAACTATTACAAAAAGTTAGTAAATCCTACAATATTCACCCGTAAGATTAATGATAAGTTTTTGGGAGAAGTGGAAGTTTTACGTAGCTCCACTGATTTAGATACAGCGGAAATGACGACGAGCATTGAGCGTTTTCGTAATTGGGCGAGTGCTGAATGCGGCGTTTATCTTCCAAGTCCTGATGAAGAGAGGTTATTGCAATTAATGGAGATTGAAATAGACAGAAACAAAACATTTATTTAAAATAAAAAATTATGCACACATGGTTTGAGTGTAAAATCCGTTATGAAAAAACAATGGAAAACGGAATGAACAAAAAAGTTACCGAACCTTATCTGGTAGATGCACTCAGTTTTACGGAAGCAGAAGCACGTATCATCGAAGAGATGGCACCGTTTATTTCAGGAGAATTCACGGTATCGGACATCAAACGTGCCAACTATAGCGAACTGTTTCCATGCGAAGAGGAAGCCGCCGACCGTTGGTTCAAATGCAAGCTGGTTTTCATCACATTGGACGAGAAAAGCGGTGCTGAGAAAAAAACGTCTACCCAGGTATTGGTGCAGGCAGCCGACTTGCGTGATGCGGTAAAGAATCTGGATGAAGGCATGAAAGGCACAATGGCCGACTACCAAATTGCATCGGTAGCGGAAACCGCCATCATGGATGTATATCCGTATGAGCCAAACGAGACTGAGGATGATAGTAATACAGAAGTATCCCGATTTATCAATAGATTCCCAGAGGGACAGTGTACAGAGGTCACAATTGGCGGTAAATCGGTTATTATAGATAAGACCGGAAATAAACCAAAAGTCATTCCGAACGACAGTATAGAAAGTGAGGCTAAAAATGAATGATTATATCCCGGATTGGTATATCCCTAACAAATAACCATAATTATTAACTAAACGCCCTCTGCTCATGCAGAAGTCCCGTGAAAGGTTCGGGTTAAGTGATTTAATTTCAGCTAACAGTTAACTATCCCGGTGTGGCTTGACCGCCTATCCGGGAACTATTTGTTAACCTGCCTGTCCGGTCTGCGAAGATGGGGCGGGTGAACATGGGGCGTTTGGCTGGTGTGACTAATGTAATGCGCAGCATTGTAGAGGAGGGCAGTTCGATTCTGTCACGCCCCTCATAAATGTGAGCCACACATAAATGGCAAGGGTTAGTAAATAATGGTTGTGCCCCGGAGAATACGCTTCGGGACTTTAATAAAAAACAGCATGGAAACAAAAGAAATTACCAAGACTATTTACATTGCAAATGACGGGAAAGAGTTCTTA